CTAAAACGAAGCTGCAAGACGGCACTTGGGCGCGTCTGAGGGTGCATCAGAAATGAACTATTCGCAGTTCAAGGCTTATGTGGCGCGGTTTGTCTGGCGCAACGGGGACACTGTCTTCGAGGCTGACTTGGACAACATGATCGAAATGGCTCACGCCAGACTGAACCGCGACCTGCGGATTCAACGCATGGTCGTGACTGCTCAAGCTGATCTGACTGCTGACACGTTGGTGCTGCCTTCTGACTACAACGAGATGCGGACGATCACCTCGGACAGCCCGCCTGCGCCGATGCAATTCGTCAGCCCGTATGAGCGCGAGCGCATCAAACTGGCTAACGCCTCGACGTTTCAGCCGATCTACACCATCGCAGGCAACGCCATCTTCTTCGTCGGTCCTATGGCTGCGACGGACAATCCGCCGCGCACTGTGACCATGACTTACTTCGCCAAAGTCCCTGACTTTGCCACCACGAACTCGTCGTGGCTCGCAGATGACTATCTGGACCTCTACACCTACGCTGTCCTGCGCCATACGCCTGCCTATTTGAAGGACGACGAGCGTGTGGTATTGTGGAAGAACGAATACGACGAGACTTTGGCCTCTGTCGTCAACGCTGAAGCTGGACGGCGGTTTGCGGGTAGCCCGCTTCGTCCCATGATGCCCGGAGTCGTCGCATGAGCCTGTCTAACACCTTCGAGACCACCACGCTCCAGTGGCTGTTCACCACTACGTCTGTCACGCGCCCGACCGCTTGGTATCTGGCGCTCTACACTGTCGCCCCCGGCGAAGGTGGCGGCGGGACTGAGTGCAGCGGCACTTCCTACGCTCGTCAGTCCTTCACGTTTACTGTCTCCGGCGACACAGCCACCAACGCAGCCAACGTCGAATTTCCTGTCGCTGGCTCGTCTTGGGGAACACTGGTCGCAGTCGGCGTGTTTGACGCTCTGAGCGGCGGCAATCTGATTGCCTACGGCAACTTGACCACGTCCAAGACCATCGACACTGGCGACGTGTTCCGCATCCCTGCGGGCGATCTGGACATCACCCTGAACTGATAAGGCCACCCCATGACCGTATACCGCACAGGCTACGGCACGGGGGCCTACAGTGCCTATAACTACGGCCTAGACGGCAGCATCGTCGATGCCGCCGCAGCTATTTCAGCCGCCACCACCACGACTGTTGCAGGCCAGCGCATCAGACGCGGAGCTTCTGCGCTGTCGGTTGTCAGCACGACGACGACATCTGCTGTTCGCGTCAGGCAGTCAGCTTCTGCAATCTCGACTGCTGTCAGCCTGACTGCTGCCTGCGTCTCGGTCAAAGCAGGCGCTGCCGCACTGTCGATCAGCACGTCGCTGACTGCGGCAGGCCAGCGTATCCAGTTATCTCCTGCTGCGATTTCTGTTGCTGCGAGCCTGACTGCGGATGCTACGGCAGTGCGTCAAAGTGGCAGTCTGATCGCCGTAGAGACCTCTGTCGCGGCCACGGCGACCGCCGTTTACCTTGACCGCGCCCAGATCACGATCACCAGCGCGCTGACTGCGGTTGCCAACCGTATTCATATGGGTATGGCGACAATCCCGATTTCGTGTATAGTTGCCGCAAATGGCCGCTTGCTGTGGGAACCCGACGACCCAGACGTAGAATCTTGGACTCCAGAAAGCTCTGATGTAGAGTCATGGACGCCCGTATCTTCTACATCTGACTCATGGGGCGCTCAGTCAGCAAACAGCGGGACTTGGACACCGATTTCGCCTGACGTAGAAACGTGGGCAGCAGAGTAGGGAGCCTGACTTATGGCAGATACCACAACTACCAACTTTGGCTTCGTAAAGCCAGAAGTCGGCGCAAGTTCTGATACTTGGGGGACCAAGCTCAACAACGACCTCGACAGCATCGACACGCTGCTTGGTAACGGGTCGCCTATCAAGATCGACACGGTCAACGACCGCCTCGGTATCAACACAACGTCTCCGCAAGTTTCGGCTCACTTCGTCACAACTGACGCGGCGAATACCGTTTTGGACGTGCTTCGCGTTGACCGTCAATCTTCGGGAACCCCCGCCGTTGGCATTGGTGTCGGCATAGAGTTTGCGGTAGAGACAGCAGCCGGGAACACAGAGATCGGCGCGACAATTGAGGCAATCACGACCGACGTGACCGCTGCCTCGGAGGATTTCGATCTCGTCTTCAAGACGATGGCGGCGGGCGCGGCGGCCAGCGAGGCCATGCGGATCAAATCGACCAACATTGTCGATGTCGTATCCCTCGCAATTGCCGGGACGACCGTCACATCAACAGCCGCAGAGTTGAACATTCTCGACGGTGTGACGGCAACTGCCGCAGAGTTGAACTTTGTGGATGGCGTCACTTCTGCGATCCAGACGCAGCTTAACGCAAAGCAGGCTTCCGACGCCACGCTGACCGCGCTGGCCGGACTTGACGCGACCGCAGGTGTGGTGGTGCAGACCGGGACGGACGCGTTCACCAAGCGCACCATCACTGCGGGGACGGGTATCACTGTCACCAACGGTAGTGGAGCGGCTGGCAACCCGACGATTTCGGCGGATGCTCCCACCACTGCTCAAGTTGGCTCTGCTACGGCTGGGTTGGCGGCTGGTGCTGTTGGCAGCTACGCGTTCCTTCTTTTAGCCACTAACACAGACACTGACTATGCTGCTGGAAACACGTTTTCTGGGTCGGACCTTCGTTACGCTGGCACTAGCGCAACTACTTCAGGCACAACTACGGTCATGGTTCAAAGTGGAACCCCTTCTGGGACATGGAGAAACATGGGTTACTTGCAGAATGTCAGTAACTCCGGGGGCGCGGGGGCGCAAAGACAGGGTAATACTGTTTTCTTGAGGATTTCCTAACATGAACTATCGCAATGCAAAACACCTCGCAAATGGCCAAATTGACTGCGAAATCGAACATGAAACTTTTGGGTGGATACCGTTCACCTGCGACCCTAACGATACCGGGGCTTTGTTTGACACTGCTGCGCTTCACGCCACGATGGACGCAGACCCTGCCACCGCAGCTTATGTCCCGCTGACACAGGCAGAGCTTGACGCAGCCGCAGCCGCAGACGTGAGGGCGCAACGGGATTACCTTCTGGCAACAGATGTTGACCCCGTTGTTAGCAACCCGCTCCGTTGGGCCGACCTGAGCGCAGAGCAGCAAGCCGCGTGGGCCACCTATCGCCGCGCTCTGCTCGACATTACGGCGCAAGCAGGCTTCCCTCATTCGGTGACTTGGCCGACCAAGCCGGAGTAAACCATGACCACCGAGATGCTCTGGAGCGCAGGACTGTCAGCGATCCTCGCCCTCGTCGGTTGGATTTTGAAGGGCCACTCTGACGAAGTGCAGCGCCTTCAAATCCTGCTCAATCGCACACGCGAGGAGATGGCGCGGGACTACGTCACCAAGACTGACGTGCAGGCCAGCATCAACATGCTGATCGCCCGGATCGATAACCTCGACCACAAGATTGATGCGCTTTTGAGAAGTCTGGCAAAGTGACTGCGCCGTTGATCTGGGTGGCGTACACGCACATCTGGATCGACGGGCGCATGGTATTTGTCAAGATTTGCAGGTATACTGCGGACGTAGCACTGGCGGTACATCCGCTGTTTCCCTGCCCGCCGTTCTGGAGCCTGTAGATGTTCGATCCCGTCAGCATTGGCATGGCAATCAGCGTTGGAAGCAAAGCCTTCTCAATGCTTAAGCAGGGCATTGCTGCTGGCCGCGAAATACAGGATATGGCGTCCCAACTTTCAGAGTGGGGCAAGGCTGTCTCTGACATTGCCTACGCTGCGGACAAAGCCAATGAACCACCCGGTATATTCAAGACGCTATTCAGTGGCGGCAATCAGCAAAGCGCCATCGACATTTTTGCTGCTCAGAAGCAATGCGAACAGCAACGCAAAGAGTTGCGTCAGCTTATTAGCTACACCTATGGCAACGACGCTTGGCTGAATTTCCAGAACATTGAGCGCCGAGTCAGGGAACAGCAGAGAGAGCAAGTCTACCGCCGCCGTGAAATAATCGAGTCGATCATGGAATTTTTGCTGTGGGCTGGTATAATCTTGGCCGCGATGGTGCTGGCTGGCGTCGGCCTGTACTTCTGGGGCGTCTATCTGGGGAGGTGGTGATGGTGCTGGAGCATTGGGTGTGGCCTGCCTTTGCAATTGGTATTGCATTGGTATTCTATTTCAGCGGCGACGGCTTTTATCGCTATCCTTGCCAAGACCCGGCAAACTGGGAGGCAATTGAGTGCAAGCCGCCGATCTGCCTTCGCACCAAGAACTGCGCTGAAGACCTGACTGGAGGAACCGCGCCATGAGTAAAAACGATTCTGACTTTCTCGAAGCCAAACTGCGCTATTTCATCGGCGTTTCGCTGACTTTGATCCTTGGCGGCAGTATCTTCATCATCCTGTACTCGCTCGTCTTTGTGACGCAGCCACTGGGCGAAAGCTCAGAAAACGACCGCGCCCTGTTCGCCATTCTGACGCCCATCGCCAGCTTTATTACTGGGGCATTGGGCGGCGTGATGGCCGCAGGCAACAACCGCAAACGCGACGACGAACCGCAGGAGACGCAAGAATGATCGGACGCATCGTCGGAATGCTTGTTGGCCGCAAGCTCAAAGAGAAGGCCGTAGACGCTGTGCTGGACAAGGTGAACCTGCCTGACCCGGTCGAGAACGCGATAAAAATCGCCGCCACTGGAAACGTGGGCGATCTGATCGGCGGCGACGCCAAAGAGGAATTTGTCAAAGCCGTAGTCAAGAAGGCGAGAAAGAAATGAGTTTGCTGACTGTAGACCAACTGCGCGCCATGATCCCCTCCAACAAAGAAGTCGAGGAGTGGTGTGAGGAACTGAACAAGGCGCTGCCTAAGTACGACATCACGACCGACGAGCGCATTGCCGGGTTTGTAAGTCAGTGCGCCCATGAGAGCATGGACTTTAACGCCATGTCTGAGAACCTGAACTACCGCGAGGAAACGCTGAACAAGGTCTTCCCGCGCTATTTCGGTCCCGGCAAGCGCAACGCTGCTGAGTATGCCAAGAACCCTGAGAAGATCGCCAACTACGTCTATATGGACGAGTTTCGTTCCTCGAAGCTGGGCAACACGCAGCCCGGTGACGGCTGGCGTTTCCGTGGCCGTGGCCTGAAGCAACTGACCGGGCGGGACAACTACACGCGCTTTGCCAAAGACTACGGCATGACTGCGGAAGAAGCCGCTGCATGGGTCGAGACCAAGGAAGGCGCGCTGGCGTCGGCCCTGTGGTTCTGGAAGACCAACAACCTGAACCCGATTGCTGACACTGGCAACGTGGCCGCGCTGACTAAGAAAATCAACGGGGGCGACATCGGCTTGGCTGATCGGCAAGCCCGCTATGCCAAGGCTATGGCTGCGCTGGGCGGCAAAATCAGCGCGGCAGCACCAGTGACGACGGCTGTCTCAGAGACGCTGCGCCGTGGCTCCAAGGGCGACGCAGTCAAGAAAATGCAGGCGAAACTGGGTCTGGCTGCGGACGGTGACTTCGGTCCCGGCACCGAAACAGCGCTCAAAAAGTGGCAGTCAGCAAATGGTTTGGCTGCTGATGGTGTCGCTGGTCCTAAGACATTGGCTAAACTGCTCGGCTGATGTATTCTGCGCCCAACAGGGAGCCTCGACATGCCTCTAATCCCCATCGACCTGAAACCCGGTCTTTACAAAAACGGCACAGCCTACAGCGGGAAACTGCGGTGGGCTGACTCCAATCTTGTCCGCTGGAAAGACGGGGCTATCCGCGTCATTGGTGGCTGGGAACGGCGGGAGAATAGCTCTGGAGTCAACATTGCCGCCCTGTTTGCGGACGCCACTACTGAGGCTCCGCGTAATATTATTACATGGACGGACAACAATGGTGTGGCGCAAATTGTCGTAGGTACGAACAAAAAGCTCTACCACATCGACACCAGCGGCACAGTCACAAACATTTCCCCGGCTGGATTTACAGGCGGGGCGAAAGACTCTGGTCTTAATGTAGGTTACGGCACCTACGCCTACGGCAACGCTGCTTACGGTACCCCGCGTACCGCTGAAGGCGCGCTGCCGACTCCCGTGCCGACGTGGGACTTCGCTCTTTGGGGTGAGAACCTCTTGGCGCAATTTCGTGGTGACGGCGACCTTTATGAGTGGGTTCCCGGCACCGCGTCAGCGGTTGCTATCACCACTGCTCCAGAGGACATGCAGGACACAATTGTTACCGACGAGCGCATTGTGCTGGGCATCGGCGGCACTGGTACGCCGCGTCTGGTGCAGTGGTCGGCTTCGGAAGACAACACTGACTGGACGCCGTCTGCGACCAACCAAGCAGGCTCGCTGACTTTGGCTGGCGTGGGGCCGCTTCTGGCAGTCACGCAGATTATGAACGAAATCCTGATCCTCGGTCAGAACGAAGTCTACGTCGGTCGCTACCTTGGACCGCCCTACGTCTACGGCTTTGACCGCGTAGGCGACAACAACGGCCTCTTGTCGGCCAACTGCCTTGTGACGACCGCCCGCTTCGCCATGTGGGCGGCAGAGCGGAACTTCTGGCTCTACGACGGGTCGCTGAAAAAGCTGGAGTCCGACATCATCGACTTCTTCTACGATGACTTGAGCGAGACAGAGTTTAGCAAGACCTACAGCTTCACTGTCCGTGACTTCAACGAAGTCTGGTGGCTCTACCAGTCCAAAAACAGCACGACGACGGAGCCTGACTCCTACATCTGCTACGACTACGCGCTTAATCACTGGACCAAAGGCAAGATTAACCGTTCTGTCGGTATCGACAAGTCAGCGACCTCGACGCCGTTGATGGTCTCGTCGGGTGGTCTGATCTACAACCACGAACTTGAGCATATCTCCATTGTAGACGGCGACGCTCCTTACTGCGAGACCGGGCCTATCGAACTCGGCCAAGGCGACCAGCAGGCGTACATCGACTACCTCTATCCTGACGAGGCCGTCGCAAACAACGTGGCGATGACGATCAAGACCAAAGACATGCCGAACCTGACTGAGCAAGTCTTCGGCCCCTACACCCTCGCCAGCCCGACTCCAGTCAGGGCGCGGGGACGCCAGTTCGCGCTGCGCTTTGAGGGCAGGGCTGCGGGCTGGAAGATCGGGCTGATGCGCGCCAACGTGAAGTCAGGAGGGCTGCGTTGAAGCGCAACTTTATCGTCCCTGTCCCGACCAGTCAGACGCTCACGCGCTGGGCGACTGACGTTCACAACTATTTGCGGATCACCGGGACTGGCGCAGTCGAGCCTGAAACCATCCTGATGCAGCACCAGATCGGCGGCGA